CAGCGCTGCATTGTGCTTTCTAAATTTACTCAAGCGCGTGAGTCCCATATTGAACATCATGTTCGCAATAACTTGTTTTACTTCTTGGGGATATCCATCCCATCCTTCATGTAATTTTTTACAGTCAGAGAGGACAGATTGTACGTCCTGCTCGAAACATTCGATTGTTCTTTCTTCTGACACTGGGGTTCCCACATCTTGTCCATACTCTGGATCTGATTCGAGGACCAAGTGGCCAATTCCGAAAGTTGGGTAGCCCAAATGGTCTTTATAAACTTCATTTACCTGCCCCTCGTCTATAATTAATTGTTCTCTTAATTGATCTACATCAATATCTGTATCTTTATTCCAAAACATTTTATTTCCCTTTGTTATATTCAGGCATATTATAAGTAAGTGTTAACTCATCACCTTCTATTAAATCTTTTATTACTTTTAAATAATAACAGCTATAGCCCTCTTTATTAATATTACTATATGTCATACATGCTGGATTATCATTGACATGGTTTGAAAAACTACCAAGAGCAGTTCTTATCCATTCGCTACCAACCAATATGCGCATCATACCTAAATTAGTTCCTGAGGCTATATTGGTTGTTGCAAATAGTCCTAACCCATCTATATTACTATTCTTTATAGTCACACTATCTGGTAATGGTCTCCATTTATTTGTCCAATCTATCCCCATTTTGCATGTTCTCTTATTTCTGCCGCAGTTATTGGATTAACTGATAATGTAGGGTCTGTTCTCAACCCTTCAAGCCAATTTACTGCTGTAGATGGTATCATACCAATATTATTTATTCCCGGCCTTGAGTTTTGCTCACACCAAAATACTTTATCATCTTTAATTAATCCGCCAATACAACCTTCATAATGGCCGCCAAGAGTTTTTACATAGTTTAACCAAGCATTACATTTCTCTAAGAATAAAGTTTCTTGTTCATCGGTTAAATCTATTAAAGTTACTCCTTCTGGAAATGATGTATCAGAACCTAAAGTTTTACTCTGTTTTGCGCCTGTTGATGCAATAGTCCTTATAATAGAATATTTATCTCCACACATAGTAAAGAAACACCATGCTTCAACATCAGGGTCAACATCCGCTTCAACATAGCTGTCATGTTGCAGACTAAATTCAGTATTAGGTGGTACTACCATACATTCATCCAAAACATCACGAGGTTTAACAAATTGTTCTTGGCTTTCGTTTACAGGAAGACTTAATAAATCTCCTGTTTGTTCTGTAAGTAAAGGGGCTAATTCAAAACCGCCATGCTCTCCAGCTAATGTCCTTGCGTTATATCTGTTACGTTCTAATGCCGCACTTTCAGGAGTATTTTGTAAAACATTATTTATCCATGGCCATGTCTCGATGCTCACTTCAAAATGTAGATTAATAACGGCGTTTACAATATAGTCAGGTTCGAACTCAGATATTTGTTCTATGATATAATTGTAACATTCCGATACATACAAAGACATATTTTCAGGTCCGGTGGTCATAAGTCTTACATCATGCCCTTCAGATTCAAACATAGGAACTAAGTGATCAAGTGTTGTTGGTAAAGCTATTAAAAATATTTTCATTTTACGTAAAGGTTAAAGTAACCGTTCCTCCTCCTAGCATAGTCATTTGTGTGTTAGTCATTGAATTATTCGCCGTTGACATATAGTAATTACCACTAGTAACAGCATTACTTGATAGACTAGTTCTGCTAACTACAATATTACTATATCCGCTTCTTGATATTGTTAAAGTGCTCCAAGAGGTAGTATTAACAGTTCCACTATTAATATCGTACTTTATTGAAAGTTTCATAGTATTATCAGCAATATAACAATATCGTAAGTCTACATTTGCACCAAATGCATCTTGAGTTGCTGGTGATAAATTACTACCAATTGCAACGTTGAGCTCACCTGACACAGCAAATCCTTTTTTCTGAAGTTTTCCTCCTCCAATACCACCTGTAAATGATGTAGTTGTCGAAATAGGTTGATAGGTTTTGCCTAAGAAATCTGAAAACTTTATTTCTCCAGTTGTTGGTATACCCGCTGTGTCATGTAAATCACCTTTGTAGTAATCTGAAAGAGCAACATTAGAACTATCTGCTCCACCAAACTCTTCTGCAATTCCATTATTAACAGTTACTGTAGTATCAGGACCCATAATTTCAAAACCTGATGTGCCAGAACTATAGAGACTATCAATTCCGTTATTACTACTAGTACTATTATATTCCCAGGCCCAACAGCTGCAACTATTACTACTAGAAGAATAGTGAGCGCTACTTCTAGTAAAAGTATAGGTAGTGCCACTGCCAGTAAGTTTAAGTGATTTAAATGTATTATCAGTATTAGGTATACTAGTTCCGTTTAATGCAAATATTACCCAGTGTCTAGTGTTATTGGGTGAAGGTGAGCCACTAGGATTTCCAAAAATAATTGCTTTGATAGTTCTTGCATTGCCACTCGCGTCGGTATAGGACGTACCACCAATAGTTCCAAAGTTGAACGTTGGTTCACTAACAAAGGTAGGAGTGCCAGCCCTTGTCCCGTTGGGATTAAACGGAAGTGTGTCTATTAAAAGTGAGAGTATAGGAAATGTACTGCCACTCATCCATCGCGTGAAGGTGGATGTGCCAGATTGATATCCTCCTACATTGCCTTGCCATTCTATCCTGGTTGTAAAGTTATCACCCCCCATTAATTCATATAAAGTATTAATGGTAACATAACTATCTACGGAACGAGTTAAAGTATCACTTTCTAATGAATTTGGGCCAGTTGTAGAACTATTAGTTCCAGCATCTTGAAGTGCTAGAGTTCCTGATGCTAGTAGTGTCATTTAATAATCTCCGTAATTAAATCTTCAAACTGTTCTATCTTATCTACTCTATTAGGCCAAAGAATATATTCCTTTTCTGGATTCTTTTTTAAATTACTTAATAGTGGTAGAATACTATTATATAGTTTGTTTAGTTTATCTTCTAACTGTTGTACATTAGCAGATGCTGTTGAAGCTTCAGTCTTTACACTTTGGACTGCCTCTAGTTCGTGTTCATCTACTGCTGTAAAGCCGAAGTCAAAATCTAATAAATCATTGCTCATATTTAATCCTCTATTAAACTATTTATAAGGTTTTTATCTTCTTTTCTCTGGTTTTGTTTCTTTTTATTAGGTACTACCTTGTGATTAAATGGCAGGTCTTTATCCCATAATACTTTATGGTATCTAGTTCTTAGTCTCTTTGACTTTTGCGGCGTTCTTATTTTCTTCGCCATCTTCATCTCCATCCCAATTTAATTCTGTCATTGACTTCTGTTTAACTTTTTGATTTTTCTTACCAAAGATGGCATCATAGTTATCCAAATATTTTTTACTCGTCACCTTTGTCTGTATACTGTCTCCAGTTACATCATTCTTTGTTACCAATTGTGTATTACTCCTGACATGATAAAGAAGCATGTTATAAAATTAACTAGTACTATTATAGTTCTAATCAGTGCAATAACATCTGCTTCTTTATTAGATTTACCTTCTTTTTCTCCAAGTGATTTGGCCCAAAGTCTCCAAGCCTTACTTAGTATTCCAAACAATTTCAATGCCTCGGCTAACTAATTCATTTTGGCATTTCTGTTTAATCTTAGGCTTACCATTAGAACTATTGATGTAATCAAACAATTCTTGCTTGGGGGTTGACTTCATATAGAAGTTTTCTGTTTTATTCTTTCCAGTTTTTTTATCTCTTATGGTTTGAGATGGTTTAAATTTTATTGGCATTTTTATATACTCACAAATCTTATATTAGGATATCCTTTCATTATTTTATTACGCTCTTCTACCCAGTGATTTCTCGGAGTAGAATTTTCGTAACCCTTAGTATTTATATATATGTTATCGTGACCCACTCCATCAAAACCTAATAAGTAGATTTCATTGTATAGACCCGATTCACATGCTATTTTCAAAGCTCTTGACCCACTAGATATATCCTCATCTAAAATAGGAATTACTTTATCTTTATCTTCAACGTGTGTAATATAGATAGCTCTTTCTGTACCTCTTATAACACATTTATCTTTTCTTGAATTATAAACTAATGGTAGTTCATACTCTGACTCATACTGTAACATAGTAACTAGATTACCAACTGCTGCAGTAGGTATTGTACTCCACTCATTAAAATAACAAGTATTATCTTTACAATATCCTGACTCATATATAATATGTTGCATGTATATATCAACACATACCAAGAAATCTATATCTTCGTTATATGCACCATTGCATCCATATACATGTGCATCAGGAAATGACTTTCTATAATCCGTATTCTTTCTGGATAATCCATTTCCTAATATAACTGCCTTCATTAGATTTCGCCTACTATATGCTTATAGATATCTTTCCATTTCCAATACCTTGGAATATCACCTTCATAATAAGCATTATGTTCATGAGCCACAAGGATTGAATTAAGACCAAATCTCTTTCCAACTTCTGCATTCTCTACTTTATCTTCTACCCAGAAGCATTCTGTGCCTTCATACTGTTTTAGTACTTCATCTTTATCCGCACCACATGCAAGGTAGATATAATCATCAAATAATTCTTTTCCAAAAAGTAATTCTAAGTTTTGTGTTCTTAATCTTTGAGCATACTTATTATCACTTAAAGATGTAATACAGTGAAACCTATAACCATGTAACATATTAAGTCTTTTCATGTAATAGACTGCATCTCTTAATGGTGGTAAGAAAGCAATTGCGGCAGACTCATTAAACTCTTGAACACATTTCTTACTAAACTCTTTGGTTAAGTTAAATCTTTTTGCGACATTGTATTCGTTATACTTACTTGTAGGATATCCCTTATGGTTCATCCATTGTGTAAATGAATATTCCCAGTCGCAGAGAACTCCATCACAATCTACTAATATTATATTTTCTTTCATCTTTTCTCCAAACATCTTAATGAAAGACCTTCTCCTTGCCATTAATAACAAGGTGGTCTATATGTACGTTTTCTCTTGGGTCCATAATGTTATGTTCTACTAACATATCACATAGTTTATCCCAAGCATCTACATCTTTACTTATTGCTAGTTCCACCATTTCTGGTAGTGGTAATGGTAGATGAACTTCACAATCTTCCTTTCTAACTAATCTTCCTACTATTTTATTTTTCATAATTTTCTCTTTTCTATAGTACTATTATACTACATAAATAGTTGCTTGTAAAGTGTTTTTTTAAATTATTTTTAAAAATTACCATCGGCTCTATCTATAGTTTGTATTACTGGAGTCCCTCTTGACTTCCACATATCAACTACTTGATTTCTATCATCAAACACTAAATCTATTTTACCGAATTCTTTTTCTACAGTATCTGCAGTTTCTGCCTTGAAAAGAGCATCTTGTATGAAACAGTCATCTGGTCTCATAAAGATAATTGGTTGCTCTATTCCAATAAAGTTTTGAATTTGTTGAGTAGTTATAGGTCTTTCCCTATTCATTCTTGCTGTAAAGAATACTACTACATCACCAGCATCGTGGTGTTCTTTGGCTTTATCACAGACCCATTGTATTGGTGTATCATGTATTGCATTCTCTCTAAACTTTACCCAATCTTTTTGTTGAGTGCCGTCTACGAAATGCCTTCTATGGTTTACATCTACAATGGTTCCGTCTACATCAAATACTATAAATTTCTTCTCTTTCATAATACTATTATACTACAAAAGAAAAGAAATGTAAAGTGTTTATTTAAAATATTTTAATAACATTTCAAGTTTATCGTGATATTCTGCCATTAACCCTAGTTCTTTTTCTAGTGTTTCCATTTGGTCTGAATGTTCGCCAACAGATACTTGATTACTTAAGATGATTTCGGCATTCATTTTATGTTTTTCTGCCTGTGCTTCCATATACTTCATAGAAGTCGCTACCATTTGGTCTCTAAAGTTTTTCATATTATTATCTCCCGAATATATTTTCCATGCGTTTTTCTTTTTGATACTGTTTAATAGTATCCCATAATTTATCAGTCCAGTTATCTCTGTGCTCGATAAAAACTTGTGGGTCTTCATTATCTACTGCAATCATAATTACTAATTGAGTAATAGGAACCCCTGTTCGTTCTTCCCACATAATTGCATACGCTGCACATTGTAAGAAGTATCCAGTAATCCATTCTTTCTTTTTAGGTTTACGGGAAGTTTTATAATCAACTATTGAATTTACACCATTCCATACACCAACACAGTCTACTCTACCAGCTAGTCCTAAGTGTGTAGAATATAAAGGTGCTTCTTGAGCATATACTTTATCTAGGTTATTATCTAGTATGTGTTTTACATCTTGAAATGATTGAATAATATGTGGCATATAACCTTCGGTATAGTTCGGATCATTATCTACATACTTTTCAAGTATCGCGTGGACGGCTGTACCTCTTGAAGAAGCAACTCTACTAATCTTGTTTGCCTCTTCTTCCCCTACTCGCGCTCTCCACGCTTGTATGGCCTCTCTACTTAATATAGAAAGAACAGTTGTAACACTGGGAAGTTGGTTACCGTCCGGCGTCTTATATACCCTTCCTTTCCCTTCGGAAGTGGTCGCTGTTAAGTCACTATAACCTAAATCAACTGGTTCATGTATAAAATTCATAATTTCCCCTGGTCTACTAAGTCTTTTGTCATTAAGAAATCTCGCACTAGGCCTGACCTTACAATGTCATTCCAAGTAAAATCAATAATATCAAAGTACTTCATGTGTTTAAGAATGTAAAGGAAACCATTAAGGCCTTCTTTATCTTTCTCCGTTTTAAAATCTGATTGGTAATGGTCACCACATACTAGAATTTTAGTATTATTACCAAGTCTTGTTATAACCGAACATAATTCGTGGTAGTTACAATTCTGTGCTTCATCAATTATAATGATTGCATTCTGAATAGTTAATCCCCTTATATAAGAAGTTGTTAAGTATTCAATGCTTTTCATTGTAACTAACTTATCCCATGCAGTAGGGTCTTCAAATAGTTCGGTTGTAATTGCCTTATATGGTGCCTTATAAGCTTCTTCTTTTTCTTCCTGAGTGCCTGGTAAGAATCCCATATCTCTAGTCGGTACTGCTGACCGAACAAAGATTATCTTTTCATAGTTCGAACTTTTATCCAAGACTTCTTCTAGTGCCAGATAAGATGCAATGAATGTTTTACCCGTACCTGCTGCACCTATGAGAGCCAGATTCTGGCCTGACTTATAAGAATCAAATACTTTCTTTTGATTTGCAGTAAGAGGTTCTCTTGTGTGTAGATGTTCTAGTCTTAACTTTGCTGGTAGTTTATTCATTTTGTTTTAATGTTCTTATGTAATGATTTAGGAATATTTGATTTAATCTTATCCTGTACTTCTTTCCAGCCATCACCAGCCTTCTGTAATGCTCCTTGAGTACCTTTAGATACGATAGCAGGTGCACCTACTTTTTGTACATTTTCTGGATTATCTTTTAAATATTCTTGTAAAGAAGCCCAACTCATAAAGACTGTTTCCACATCTTCACCAGTTTTTTTATTTATGATATCATACAGAGGCATAATTAAACCACTCTGGTATATTTCTTTTAGTCCAATCCATTTTGAATCTCTCTTGTTTTGTGTGATAAAAATTTCTATATGATTGTACAGCATCGGTGCCACCTAAACCATGTACTACACATTCTGGGTTTGAACCCATTGCAAGTTTGAAGTGTGTTCTACCACCTGCTCTATTAATATTGTTTGGCATTGTTTTTAATATATTTCTTAATTTAGTATCGGTTGAATGTACTTTACCATACCTATATGTATACTCGTCACAAAGGGCAATAAAATGGTCATAGTGCCAAGAATAATTACAACAAGACTCGCGAGACCATACTGTACATGGATGGTTATGATGAACCGCCTTGTATAGTATATCTTCTCTTATGTCGGAAAGTTTGTAATATTTTAGAATTCTTTTACCTGACTTAGATGGTCTTTTTTCTATAGTGCCATCAAGCATTCTATGGACTGTAGATAACATCTGTGCTGATTCTACAATCATTTTTACTACGTGTTTGTCACACTGGTCTTGTGCTGCTTTGATAGGGTCTTCGTTTAAAATAAATATATTCATAGTATAATTTGGTTTACTTTTTTCTTTATATGAGTACTATTATACTATATATTGAATGAAAAGTAAACCCCCTTTTAAAATTAATTTCGCAAAGGGGTCACTTCATAACCTCCTACTTAACTGGCTTGCTGCATAAATCGAATTGTTTCTGTTATATAATCTGCTTTCTTTTGCATCTTATATGCCAAATCTGATTTACCTTTCTTTAATAATCTCTTCTGATAGTATAATGTCTCACGTTTATCACGCTTTAGACGTTCAATTTCTTTACTCATAAACAGCTCCTTAAAATAAGTTGAAATTAAAACCATCATATAAATCACTCTACTTCGTTATCAAACCAGGAAATGCATCCTGACAAAGCTTCTTAGTGATGCCAGTAAACTTCATCTTCTTGTCTTTCGCCAATACTAGCATTTCAGCCTCTGAAGCATGTAAGGACTCCAATAGCTGAATAAACATTGTTTCTCTTTTAATAGGGTTGACTGCGCGGCCAGTTGGGCCGTTAAAGAAAAATTTAAACTTAGTGTATCTTTTCTCTAATCTGGAAATGTTTTTACCCATAGGAGCATCGTCAGGCTCATAAGGTGGTGGGCCTTTGGGTAAGAGACAAGTAATTGTCTCGTCATAGTTAATTCTAATTAAGTCCTTCATTGCTGGACTTTGATTTGCTCTTAGATAAGCAACTCTTTCTTTTTTAGTTTTTAATTTACTTGCTTCAGTAAATATCTCACTTAGTAATCTTTTCATTGTTGTAAAATTCCTCCACTACTTCAATCAATAATTTGCATCTTTTCTTAATAAGATAATTCAGAACTTTCATCCTCATAGGAAGTTTCTGTTCGTTATAGTTATTTATAATACTTTCTTGAATGTCCTCAGGGATTTCAGTTAAGTCTATAAGTTTTTTATTTCTTTGATAATTTCTAAATAACTCTTCTGGCATAATTCTTCTTAGGTCTTCTGCATTATTTATCCATTCATCAATTCTAGTTTGTCTTAGTGGTGTTTGTTTTGCACCTTCCGTAATAAAGGTATCATCATTAGATAATACATTTGGAATTCCATCACCACCATCGCCTCTAAAGATATGATTCCAAAGATATGTTACTGGATTTTCATCTAATACTTGTTTCTTTTGAATAGGTGAGAATTGTTTAACATTCTTATATCTCTGTAGTTGAATAAAGTCTTTATCTGATGAAACAATCATTACTGGTTCATGTTGACCAAACTCTTGGGTTTGCATGGCAAGAGTACCGATGATATCATCTGCCTCACAACCTTCCATATGTAATACTTTATAAGGTAAGTTCTCAGCAATCTCTTCTCTTACTAGATTAAGTATTCTAAAGATTTCATTCCAATCAGTGCCCGTATCTTCACTACGACCCTTTCTACGATTTGCCTTATACTCTGGAAAGTACTTTCTTCGCCAAGTATTCATGCCGTCAGCACAGATTACCATCTGTCCGTATTCATCACGGTATCTTTTATTATACATTCTAATACTGTTCAGTATCATATGCCTTATCATATCTTCATCATTTAATTTTTGCACTATGATGTTTGATAGTGCGATCTGACTATAATCAAGTAGTATCATTATCTGGTTCTTCTTCCTTAGGCGACGATTGTGCCTGTTGCATTTTTTTAATTTTAATATAGAGTTTATCCATATCTTTCTGTAAACTATGGGGTAAGTCAATGTATCTAAGTAGCATTGCATAAATCATATTTGCAATTACAAATGCATCTCTACTTTCACAATATTGTTCATCACGAATATCAAAGCCTTCTAACCAGCCTAAATCCATATCTAATACTTCATACTCTATCATATTTAATAAGTGCTGAGATATTTCCATAGATTCTTGTGTGATAGTATCAATCACTGATGGATGACTACCATCTGAGTCTATTGTTATTTCTTTTCCTGTCGGAAACTGTATTAACTTTCCCATAATATGTATATTATACTACAAATCCCTCTGCTTGTAAAGTGTTTTTTATAAGTTTTTTACTGCATTTCCGCCTAGTCTTATCTGAATGATACCATTATAATAGTCATCAGTTAGTAAAACATCTCGGTCAAATTGTTCTTTGGCTTCTAAATATGCACATTCACCCTTGGTCTTACATAGATGTAATATCTCTCTGGTAAAATTATCTTCACCATATTTATCAATGTCTTCCTGTAAGTGCTTACTAGAGCCCCAGTATTTTCTCCAATCAGATTCAACAAGAAGTCTTTTACGGCGCTTTCTTGTTTTTGTTATTGGTAGAGTTTTCTTGCTCCAAAAGAATTTCTTTCCAACGTATTTCTGATTGGTTGTTTTGTTCGTTATCAGATAAACAAAACCGTACGCGTCTTCGTGACTGAAGTCCTCTGGAATTTGCCATTCTTTGTCTTGATAGTGCCATACTGTACTCATACTCTTATTTAGTAGTTAAAATTTAGTTCTGTAGTTTCTTCTTCTTCGGTCGCTGTACCACATACTGGGCAAAAGAC